GACCACTTGAGAAAGTCAGGGCTGTGAAAACTCGAATCTTTTCAGTTTTTGCTGACGCTCGCACCCAGATCTTTCTTAAACGCTTGATTGGTGGAGCTCTCGAGATGATGGAATCACGTCCTATCTCCTCTGGCTCCGCTGTTGGTATGAATGTATATAGCCATAATCATGTATCTAAATTGGTTTCAACTTTGACTGTCCAGGGTCTCAAAAACATAATAGCCGGAGACTTTCGCAACTTTGATGGTTCTCATCCACATAGAACGGTTGATATGATCTGCAACGAGATCGTTGAACAATTTTACCCACTCAATTCACCACGCCTTAGAGAGCTTCAGAAGTATGCCCTTAAAAGCGTATCGTCTGTGACTCACAAGGCACACAACGTTCTTTGGCAATCAGAGTCCAGCATCCCTAGCGGTTGCTTTGGAACAACAAATTTCAATAATCTACTCAACGACACAGCCCACAGGTATTGTTACCTGAAGCTTGCACGTGTTCATGACCCAAAAGTTGCGACAAATTATCACTACGACCGATTGATTCGCCCTGTTTATTTCGGCGATGACGTCGTTATGAGCGTGTCTAGCTCGATCCTCTCATGGTTCAATCAGAAGACCCTCATTGAGACTATGCCTGATCTCGGTTACGAGTATACCCTTGAAACCAAGGTGGAGAGCAGTGATGACATCCCAATCTCACGTCATCTTGGTGAGGTAACATTCCTCAAGCGCCACTTTGTTCTTTTCAAATCAACTGGTATCATCCGAATGGCACTGGCTAAGGAAAGCATTGAAAATATGCCCAATTTTGTCGCTACCGGAAACCCGCTTGGCCGGGCCACATTTGATAACTGTGTTGCGGCTCTCTGTGAAGCCGCCCTCTGGGGTGATGAATACTTTCAGGACCTAAGGGATCGCTTAGTCGATGCTCTTACAAGACAAGGCCTATATGGCAGATACGAGACTGTGACTAATTTTGGTCACCCACTGACTGAGCTACCACGAAATGCCAGTTGTGTTTTATGGCGTATTGACCATGGCCAACTTCCCAG